ACGAAGGTATTTTATAGGTTAATTCTTTATCAATTGACTCCTGTAACTCAGGGGTACAATCCATAAATATCCTATTACTTAAAACTGCTTTGCTCATAAGCCTAAGTCTGTTTTTGCGATTATATACTTTTTAACAAAATCACTTCGTACTATGTCAGCAGCTTCAAAGTCTACTAATGTAAACTCTCCCATTGCTTTTAGTACTCGAATAAATTTTGTTAGCCCATTATCAGTAAGGTCTGCTTGTCTGAAGTCTCCACAAAATATAACTCGACAACCTTCACCCATGCGAGTTATAATTGAATCTAGCTCATGAAAAGACATATTTTGACACTCATCGATGAGTACAACTGCATCTCGTAGTGTCACTCCTCTAATAAAAGAGGTTGTCATAAAATGAACTAATCCTTTTGTTTTACAAATCTCGTAAGCATCGCCTCTTTGAAATAACTCTATACAAATGTCCTTATAAGGTTCTTCATAAACTGAAGATTTTTCCTTTTCGTTACCAGGCAAGAAACCAATGTCTCTAGTGGGAACAGCACTACGGATTATAACTAGGCTACTGTACTCATTCTTTAATATATCGTCAAACGCTAGGTAACAAGATATGAATGTTTTACCAGTTCCAGCTACTCCGTGCAATACTAGATGTTTATCACTCTCAAAGGCTTTGAGCTGATTCTTGGTAAGAGGCTCAATTTCTTGTAGCTGTAAATTTCCAGATGCTAATAGTCTATTTCTTTTTGCCATTTATATTTTCCTACGAGTATCTTTCTGGTATGACTCAGAGTACTCGTATAATTCCCAAGGGAATCCGTGAAGATGCAAGACCCCTGCCCAACGCATATCATCTGCAGGAGGTCTTGGTACGGTGAAGGGAGAGTTACAACCTTTTACGTATACTAAGGTTGCAACATCTCTTCGCACTATCTTCGTTATTTTTAAGTATTTTAAGGTAACAAATAAAGTCTTCTGGTATATAAATGGAGTACCAGTAGAATCAATAAAAGTGTTCCTTGGTTGCTTTAGTATGCCTACAATATTATTAACAGAGCGATTAAGTCTCATCATAGTGAAAGGGCTTTGAAGTCTTCTCAGTCCGAGAGTATCTCCTCGCATATTCTTATCGTCTACAATTTCTCGGTCTATAAACATAAGACCATCCTGTGTACTCCAGTTAGAGTTAGGTAACTGAAACACAGGAAACTTAATCTTCGTAATAGTTTTGTAGGTTATTATCACAAATACTGACCGTACTTAGTCTCAAACTTGCCCATTGAGTAGTCTCCTCCTATATCGAAGTCACAACCTACAGGAGCACCTGGTATAGAAATACCACGATCCATCTGAATAAACTGCTGTAGTTTGCTACGATACATATCTACTTCTTCATCGGGAACTTCTGCAAGAATGGAGTCATGTACTAATGCGAAGATTTTAGACTTCATACCTTTAGCATTAATATATGCTTCCATATCTATTGCACCTAACAAGTTAATGTCAGAAGCGGCAGACTGAACTAGAAAGTTTAGACCTGACCGTATTGTATGGCTCTTAATACCTTTATCAGTTGATGCCACATTTGGTAGCCTGCGCTTTCTACCGAAGAAACTATAAATAAAGCCATTCTGCTCGATGTACTTTTCATTGTGATTAATCCAGCTCTTGAGCTTGTGGAAGCTCTTGAAGTAGTCATCAATAACTTCCTGAGCTTCTTGAGGGCTGAAGAAAGTGCCAGAACTCTTGGTAACTTCCTGACTAATCTTTCTAGCACCAGCACCGTACATAATACCGAATGTTACGGCTTTAGCAGCCTGACGCTCTACAGAGTGTAGAGTAGCAACATCTTCGACATCGCAAGGTAGCTTAAATACTGTCTTAGCGATTGTACTGTGAAAGTTACCTCCAGAGCGGAAGACTTCCATCAACGCTTTATCCTCTGCAAGAACGGCAGCTACATATACCTCGGCAGTTGTTAAGTCCATTGCAACAATCTGATGCCCTGGGCGTGCTTTGATACAGCCTTTAACAATGGGATTGTCTCGTGGCAACTGCTGCATATTGAGCTTACCGCTAGAGCTTAGACGACCGGAAGTAGTTCCATGCAGATTAAAACCTGTACGAAGGTGACTATCGCGGTCTAGTTGTGGAATAATCTTATCTAGGTAAGTATTCTTGATTTTTGACTTCTGACGAATATCGAGAATCAAGGCTGGAACATCCGATTTCTCAGCAAGTTCACCCAGAACTTCCGCATCTGTAGAGTTTGCACCTGTGCCTGTCTTCTTGCCCGTAGGCTGTAGCCCTAGGAAATCGAATAACAAGCTACGAAGTTGCACTGTACTGTTAGGATTGAACTGCTTGCCTTGAACTTCTTCAAATCGAGCAATAGCAGGATTTGTGTAGAGAGTTTTGACCGCTGCATCAATATCCGACTGCATTAATTCTTGAGCAACAAGAAGTCGAGTCCTATCAAAAGGAACACCGTTATCTTGTACATTCAGAAGAAAGCGAGTACCAGGTATAAGAATATTATCATATACCCATAACAGTTTAGCATTTTGCTTGATCTTCTTGAACTTTTCGTATACTAGAAATGTAACTAGGGAGTCCATTGCAGCGTATACTTTCATAGTATTAAAAGGAATTAAGTCCCATGAGAACTGCTCCTTGAGAATACCATGACTCTTACGATACTCACCAATCCACTCATACATAGGCTGCTCGTAGTCTCCGTAAGGAGTGTACTTCATAGCCAGTTGCTTGAGTCCGTGAGTACCTGGGTTCTCGTCAATCAAGTAGTGTAGGAGCATAGTATCTTCAATCTGCGGAAAGTTGAAATTGAAGTGATACTGAAAGAACGCCAAGTCAAACTTAGCATTGTGAAAGATTACAGTCTTCTTGTCAAAGAGCTCCTGTAACAGTGCTTCAGTGGTTTCATCAAAGCACTCAGTATCAATGTATGCACCTTTTTCACCGTCGTAAGACAGTGAGAGACCTAACATATGCCCATCGCGGGGATAGAGGCCAGTAGTCTCTGAGTCAAGAGCAACGTGAGTATAACCATAGTCAATTGCATCTTGAATAAATGCGTTTGCAGTTGCAGTATCTTGAATACCGAAAGCAATGCTCTCATCTACAAACGTTTCTTGCTTAGTACCACTGATAAAGCCAATGATACTATCTTTGGAATCTTCCCAAGTCTTACGAGCTTCGGGTTTGAATGCGAGCATAGCAGGATTGATTACAGGCAGGAACTTTTGCTCTACTACCTTACCCGAATACTCCGTAACAGAATTAATTTTTGTGAAGAATTTGAGAGCGTCACTGCCCACTAGAATAATCCAGTCGTAGAGACTACTATCGATTTCGATATCGCAGTCTTTTTTGAGAACTTTCTTAATGGTAGGATTTGAACATAGTTGAAACTGATCGAACTCGAAAGCTCCATCAAATTCTTGTCGGAAGTTAGTCTTGCTTGGTTTAGTCTCTATTAATGCGACTTTAGGCATATAGTTTTCTCGCTAGTGTAGTTACTTTAGTTTCTGATAGTTCACCAGGGTCAGTTCCATTGAGATGGATATTTCTGGTAGTGAGACCAACTTTCTCACACATATCAATTATTGTTGTTGTTGCGTTTTGTCCTGCTTCGTCTCCGTCAAAGAAGATGTCTACTCCTTCAACTCCCTGCATTTTAAGTATTTGTAGTTTCTCTTCACTTACATTCTTTGTTCCAAAAGAACATACTGCGTTTGTTAATCCTTTATCATGTAAGTTTAACATATCATAGATACCTTCTACAAGTATTATTTTACCATCTCTAGCATTTACTTTAGGATAGAAAGGTAACTTTGCTCCAATTGGATTAATCTTGTATTTAGGTATGCCATTGCTAGTGTGTCGTCCGTTAAATGCTACAATATTCCCACTAATATCTCGTACTGGAAATACTATGCGACCTATAAAGTCGGGGGCGTGATGCTGAAATGCTTCAAACTTAGTGTAAGTCTCTGGTTTGAGACCCCGCCAATCCCCGCTGTAAGGCTCTGCACCTTTTGGCATTGCCAAGCCAATACTTTCTGATCTTTTCTGTAGTATCTTACGCTTTAGTAAATCTCTTCGTAGCTGTAGTTGGTTTACCTTTTCTCCGTAGAGAAAGAATACGTTACCCTTGTAAGCGCACGAAAAGCAATTGAATATACCAGTTACTTGATCGATACGCATACTTGGATTAGAATCATCATGCTCTGGGTTTAAGCATTTTACTATAAGGTCTTTGCCTTTCAACTGAAAGTCAATGTCTTTCTTAGTTAATAATTCTTCTACTGTCACGCTCTGTACTGCTCCGCTTCGGCTCTTCCTAACCCTAGTAATACTCTTGCTTCGTCTCTTACTTCGGCAGTTACTGCGTGTCCAAACTTGCCTGGGTCTACTAGATTTTTTAGAAATCTATAGACATCTTCTGACATTATTGGGGATGGTTTCATTATTTTCCTATATGCTCCACATTGTCGATACTGATTACTTGATATGCACCTTTGTTGTACGCAGGTGCTAGTGTGTATTTCTTAGATACTTCTGCTCTATAAGAGTCATCTGTTTTGGTAGGTACTGCTGATTTAGATACTACAGAGGGGTACTCTGGAGTTTCCCTGCGAAACACCTGTGATGTAGGTGTGTAGGGCACAAACTTAGGCTTGGTGCGCTTAGGCTTGGGTGGCAGTTTTTTACGGTTACGAGTGACTGGTCGATACTTGCTATCTGTATAAACCATCATAGAAAAGAACTCCTGTAATTATTTAATATGTATATTATACTAAAAAAGAACAGGAGTGTCAAGAAGTATTTTAGAGATCGTCAATACTTTCACCAGATTTAAGCTCAGAGTTCTCTGCATCTTTTGGAGACATAGAACTCTCTGGCCCAATCTTTAAGGAATCCCACTGCATTGTAGAAGTGAAAGAATCCATAGAGTTATTACGCATCTTAACGCAATTGAAAGTGATACAGTTATCTTCAGGATTCCAGGTCTCAAGAGCGTACGCAGCATCTGCGGCGTCCAAGATACCCTTTGCGAATCTAGCTTCACCACTAGCGTCAGTTTGGTAAGGAGAGAATATTGGAACCTCAAATTCCTGTGCCATTGCTTTTAGCGCCTTACTAACTTCTATTTGCTCAGTCCAGTCATACTGACCACCCCTTGAGGGCAGGGCAGAACGCTTTACTTGATTGATATAGTCAACAATGACTACACCTACATTTAGCGACTTGACTTTCTTATCAAGCTCCGCTTTGATTTTGGATATTGTCAAAGACGGATCATACACAACATCTAACTGCTGAGTCGGGAGAAGCTCGCAAGTAGAAGTTAGAGTACGATGGAACTTTTCGAAGTCTCTGTGCTGTTTGTAATCTTTTAAGCAGTCAGCCCCACCAGTAAAGCGGTTAGCCCACCATCCAGCAACTTTTTCCCATTCAGTAATATTAAGGTTTTTCAACTTTAACCTAGAGAATGGTATCCCCGTTGCGATTGCAGCACAACGTTGAAGAGTTTGTCTACTATCCATCTCAATAGTGAAATAGATTGCAGAC